GCGTCGATCGTGAAAACATACGGTTCATACCTTGCTGATAATTCAGATCAGCACGAACCATAACCATACCAATAATGAGACAATGCTCAGTAAAGGATTTCGTAAACCCATGTCCATTCAAGGACACGGTACCCATAGCAGCTAAATTACCCTGAGGAGTCTCAGAAACGTCCGTTGCAGACGTTTGAGCAATAGGATTGATATTAACAGGCGTGGAACCACCGCCAAGATACTCAGGACGCTGCAAACGAGCGTCAGGAGATATAACACCGAAATGTGCACGAATAATTTCGGTATAACGAGTACCGCCACGCGCATCACGCTCATAGAGCTTTTGAATCTGAAACGCCTGGCGAAGAGAATTAATAGTCGCAGCTGCGACTTGAGAAAGATCAGCATAAATTGCAGGAACGTGGGAAGTATTATTACCACGAACTAAAATAGTAGGAGTAGCACCTGTGCCACTCCAATTCCCACCAGAAGTAAGAGATCCATCAGACTGCTTAAAAGTCGTAGGATTAGACGCATAAGCTTGAGAGGGATCGAGAGCCAAACCGATCACCGGCGCATTACCAGTAAGAGGAAGCTCAACCGAAGGACCCTTCTGAGGCCAGGGAAGGCAAGAAGTAAAATAATCATGCCGCTTACCACGGCGAAGAAGAACATAATCAGTAGGAGAATCAGGACCGTCGTCTTTATCGACGACAACAGAATCCTGAAGATTCTGATCACGGAACCACTCGTTATAAATCAAATTGTACGCACGAAGAGGCAACGCAGAAACCGACATACCCGCAGAACCTGACGGATCAAAAGAAACGCCGGTAGGAATACCAAAATAATCATAAATGCTACCAACCGCGGCACCTGCTCCATCACCCAACTTAGGAATCACATAATCAGTCGAATCACCAGGATCAGTTTGCTCACCATTAAAGCGCTGCCAATTATCCCAAACCAACCTCATCGGAACCGCAAAGAAGTGAGTATCGAGATACATATTGTCCATAACCGGGAAGATCGGAGTCGCCAAGCGAGCGAACAACGTCGAGCGAAGATTAAACGTATCACCAGGAAGAGCCTCATCAACAAAAAAAGGAACCAGGTAACCCGCGTCGAACGTCGTTTTATAACCGCAAGAACGATCAAACGTAGAACGGGGAATTTCGGCCTTCGGAACCTCCGAAAACCGATGCTGCATAACTGAAGGATTACGATGCATCTTCAATCTCCTTTACAGGAACAATAACCAAAGAACGGGCCGAACAAATAAACTGGGGAGCTCTGCCCACCAGCTCACCGCTCTGATCATCATAAGTACCCAACTCGTACAAGTCAAAATCATCCGGATACTGAGCCAAAGACGTTGTATCGTCCATCATGGCACCAGCAACCGAACGCATCGCCAAAGGGGCATTATGTTGAAAAAAAGGAACCATATAGGAATCCGCTTTTTTATCTCTAATTGCGAAAATCTTCACCATTTTCAAAATCCCTCTTCAAATTAGAAAGTTTAGCTTCAAGACAAATCTCCCGAACCCTTAATCTATCGGGAGAATTATTAGGATTATCACGGGACTTTAATTTACGAGCCCGTTTCACCTTTTCCAACAAATCAGGATTCTTCCTCTCAAGCAACGTATCGTAATACTTAGGAGAACGAACCTTCTTACCATCAATCACACAAAAATCATCCGGATAAACATCCTCCGAATATTCATCAAACCAACCTTTACCAATAGCCGGTTTAAGACTCATCTTATTAAATTCAGGAACCAGCTGATAAATCTCACCAGTCTCAGAATCAACACGAGAATAATGAGCTTCCGCCATATCTCCTGTTATCCAATCGCGAAAGAGAGGTGTTGAGTTATTCCGCTCTCCTACTCTTGATCGCCTTTGGGGTCATGGCTTTGCTTCTTTTTCTTTAACTCGTATCAACACATCAGGCCGCGCAACTGCAAAAACTCTATCGTGGCCCTCCCTGAAGGCGATCACGCGCTCACACCCTCCCAAAGCCAGCCATCGAATGACGAACAGCGGTAGTATTTCAGTCCACTTTGCGAGCATCGCTGTCTCCTTGTGTGATGCCGTGGTGGGCTTTTGAGATTTCGAGGTGGGTCATGCTGCGCTCCAATCGGGCTTGGGTTCGACGTTGCGCACTTTGGCCCTGATGCCGATCCGCATGCACTCACCCGCTTTGCCGTAAGCATTGGCTTGCTCGTGGACGATTCGCAGGATGCGGTCTTGCTCTTGCTTTCTGCCTTCGTGCAATCCGCTCATGTAGGCTATGGTTAGGTCGTTGTCAGTGCTCATGGCTTTTCTCCTATGCCGTGTGCGCGCTCAATTGCACGGGCAATCAGCAGGTCATAAGCAATTGGCCCGTCAAGACTAGGCTCAATAAACCGGCATGCAGATTCAATCTGCTCATCACTCAGCGGCACAGGCACTGCTACTTGCTGCGCCTTGCCATCAGCCTCCAGCATATCGGCGGCTTGATTCTTCAAGGTGTCAAACGGAAAATTTCTCAGCGCATCAATAAGCGCCTCTCGGCTTGTGTCTGTCATGCTGCTACTCCGAAAACGTCTTTAATCGCCTGCCGCGCTACTTCACGCGGCAGACGCGGGTACTCTTGTTTGATGGTGTTAACTGCTGAAACCATCGTCAGCAGGTACGACTTATCCCATGTGCCGCGCTCGGCGATAGCATCCATCACATTCACAGCAGACCGCAGCGTTGCCGCATTGCTGCCCGTCTTGAGTGCAATCGCTGTCGTGCTTGCCAGTGCTCTCAAAGTGGTAAAGCCATCAAACACCGGCTCACCATCTTCCAGCAAGTGCAGCCATATTGCATAGTCGCGCATGGCTTTCTCAAGTGGCGACTCAATGAATGGGTTTGTGTATTGCTTTCTCATGCGACGTGACTCCATGTTTCTCGCGTCAAAATTTTCTCTATGTTGCGCATACACACTCCATATTGCTTCGCAAGCGCTTTGTTGCTCAGGTTCTCAGTGATGTGTTTACGCAATGACTCGCGCTGTCGTGCTGCGCTTCTGATGCTGATGATGTCGAGGTCAAGCAGCTTTGATTTGCTGATGTCCTGCCCGCGTGCGCAGTATTCATGCACACGGGCCAGGTACTCTCCGCGCTCTTTGATGCCGGGGCGGCGGGCTGGTAGGTCTGTGTGGGTTGCGTGGTGGATCATTGAAATATGATCCTTCCAGTAGACCCAAGCATGGAAATAAGCTCTTTTTTTGCTGCTTCTTTTTGCCCGCAGATTGCAAGATGCTCAATGCGCTCAAAATTAAAACCAACTGCTGCATCACTAGCATCTTTGCTGCATGAATAACCACGACTCTCAAGCTCCTCCAGAAGATCGTCATCGCTAAATTCGTCTAATTCAACTGAAACTGATATGTAAGCCATGTTTTGCTAGTAAAAAAGCCCACTCAAGGCGGGCTGTGTTTATCGGATTGGCACATGCCACGGTTTCGGCCTGTGTATATCGGCCTGCATCGGCCCAACAATTAGCCGGTGTGGCACGGCTTGGGGCTTTCGTGGCACCGATGTGCCCAGTGCCCGCACCATTGCTTTTTGCGGCTCACTGAGCGTGTCGGGTGGCTTTGTGAAGCGGCTCACTTAATCACCAGCCTCTGCCCTTGAGTGAGCCTTGCGCCGGGTATCTCGTGGCCTACTTTCAGCGCAGTGCCGATTGCTTTCTTATCCGGCTTCGCTGGCAATGGCTCAGGCGTCACCATGAAATCCGCGGGTATGCTGCGCTCGTCGTAAATGTCAACGCTCGGCGGGTTGTTGGCAATGCTGAGTGCAAAATATGGCGACTCAATGCGCTCTATGTTGGTCGCTAGCATCGTCGTAAACACCCGCTTTTTTAGCGTGTCAACGCGGTTATCAATTGCCCTTGCACGCTCCAGCATGGCGGCTGCTGCATCTTTGATGGCTTGAGACGTTGCCCCAAGGTTGCGGGCAACCATGATGGTGTTGGTGGCCTTAACCTCCAAGTCACCGCTCATGCTTTCCAGCGTATCGGCCAGCGTCTGATCGTCTAGATCAAGGTCGGCCAGCTTGGCGGCGTCGTGCTGGTACTGTGCTGAAAGTTGGTAGAGGTTCATGCGCTTGCCTGCTGTTGGTAAGAGTGTCTGGCCCCGCTGCGCTTCATCATGATTCGCGCCTCGGTCTGGTCGTTCTCTTGCGCTGCCTGCGGGCTGTTGCGGCTCAACTTCAACGCTCTGGACAACTTTCTATCTGCGCTGCCCATGTAGGCATCAATCTGCGCTTTATTCTCGCTTGGCAGCAACACCCTATAGCCTGACCGCGTGCCCTGCAAATACTTGCCATGACCTAGTAGGACGTTTCGGCAATAGTCTATTGCAGCAAGCTCCGTCATGGCGATGTTGTCAAACACTGCCTTGCTTGCGTAGGTTGGCATATTGATATCAAGGATTGAATGCACAAGCTCGGTAGGTATGTCGCTGCCGTATTCCGTCAAGCCCATGTCTTGCAAGTCGGCAAGCAATGCCCGCATGGTGTCGCGTTTAGATGGCTCAGACATTTGTCACCTCGGCGGTAGCGCGGCCAAACGTGGGGCGAAAGTCACCGAAGCCAACATACTTTGCCGTACGCTCTACGACCTGTTTCAGGCCGCTGAAATCAACCACGCTATCATCAAACTCGATCATGGTTTGAAAGCTCCAGTCTTTGAAAATCGGGAAGTCTTTAGGGATGCGAACCTGACCCTGTGGCAACAATGCACGATGGCGAAAGGTGGGGTTCATCACAACGTCTGCAATCGTCTTTACCTTGTTCATTTCCTTGTAGTGCAGCTTTGCCTTTTCCTCGGCTGCAAAGATGCCGCCGCGCATCTTGTCTTTTCCAGTTTTGATGACTGCGAATGCGCCGGTGCAGATTGCTTCTGTTAACCAGCGCGTCGGGATGTAGACCCCCATCTTTTCATCAAAGTAGATTTTTGATTCGGTTTCGATGTTGCCCAACTCGATCAGGTCATCCTCAGTCTTGCCGGTTTTCTTTTTAGTGATCGCCTTCATTGCTTTTGAAAAGCGGTTGAATGGGTCAACGGTCTGGGGGTTGTTTTGCAACAAGTAGTTGAGGCCGGTGATTTTGATGTTTGCTTGCTGGATAGCCATTTGGATAACTCCGTTTTGTCAATAAAAAAGCCAGCGTGTTTGCTGGCTTAGTAAATCTCACAATGAGATTTGGCTAGTCTCGGGGACTTGCCGAATATCGTTGCCCTGCTCTACATTTCATTGCGTTGCCTTGCGATTCATTGCGTTTGAATCAATAAGATTCGGAAGTGAGCCAGTCGCCTAGCTCCTATCCGAATATCGTTGCAATGCCGTTCGTTTCAATGCCGTTCATTGCACTGCGGTGCGCTGCTGTTAGGTCAAAGCGACCTGACAAAGCCGAAGCCTTGTCGCGTTGCTTTGAATTGCGTTGCCATGTACTGCCTTGCGGAGCCGTTCCATGCCTTGCGTCGCGCTGCTGTTCGATGCCATGCGCTTGAATCAAAACGATTCGGAAGTGACACATTGCTATGCCCTATCCGAATAGCTTTGCAGTGATTTGCTGTGCGCTGAATTTCTCTGCCCTTCAATGCCGTTGAATCAAAAACGACTCGATTAACCCGCCGTAACGGGCTAACCGCGTTGCTCTGCCATGCTTTGCAATGCACTTCACGGCACTGGTCTGCATTGCGGTGCTTTTATGTCAAATGCGGCTCTAGCCGGCGTATTGCTTGCCTAGAGTGCTATCAAAATGGGATTTCTTCATCTCCGAAGTCTTGAGCCGCTGTCGCTGTTTGTCGCTCGGGTAGTTCACGGCTCATACCGGTTGCACTTGCCCACTCTGGCGACTTCTTGATAGCCTCTTGCAACTTCTCATGAAACGCTGCAAACATCTTCATATCAGGCTTGTCCAAGTCGAACATTTGATTCGGGTGAACCGGCGCAGGCTTGGCATTCTTGAGCGCACCGGGGATCGGCGACAACCCGGCCACATTGGTGTATGTCTTGCCGTTTGTCTCGCTGTGCGTCACGTTGACCATGCAGTAAGCGCCCATCAGTTTGCTAACGTCAAACGCTTTAGCTTCTTCCTCGGTGAACGCCTTACCGCGCCATGCTGCCAACGAGATACGCAAGCCCGCCTTCTCATGCATCGACAGTGTGTAGCTCTTGCTTATCGTCATGGGCATCTCGTGACCATCAATGTTCTCGGTGAGCGGTTGCCCGTTTTCATCCTCGCCAAACAACTCCCAGCCAATACGGACTTTGTGTTGCAGCTTGCCCGCAAACTCGCCGGTTGATAGCTGAGTTCCCAAGTCAATCATTGAATAGCAGCGCCCAATGTAAGAGCCTGCTGGGACTCGCTTGAAGTTACCACCGCCTGAATCTGTTGCTACGAAAGCCATTTGTTTTTCCTTTGAAATGCCAGCACTCACAGGCGGCTGGCGAACCTATTTAATTAATGATGCTCAGGCGGGAAAGGTATGCCCGCCAAAACACAAAATCGTTCAATCAAACTGTCAACATGCTTGACGCCTTGATCCGTAAGCCTCATCGCTAAGTCATACAGCGAACCGCTCAATTGCTTTTGTTCATCAGTCATT